TGCCCAATATCACGCGTGTGTATTCTGCCGCGTGGGAACGAACTGCGTCATAGACGCGCTGTACGCTGACCGTGGTCACACGCTGGGCATACAGGTCTTGTGTTCTGAGAAGTCCAAAGGTGGTTGTCATTGTCTACTCCTCCTACAGCTCGACCCGGAACAATTTCTTCCCGGTTGTATCGGCGAAACCAGGCACGACAGTGCCGGCCACCTTTTCTTCGACGCCAGCCGTTGCCGTGGCGATGGTCACGCCCGGGGTGGTGCCGCCCGTCAGGCCGGCTCCGCTGGCAGTCATGGCGGCAACGTTCTCTTTTGCCAAAGCGCCGACGAATTCGACCGTATACGGTCCGCCGGCACTGCCGGTCACCTGCACGTTCCCCTGCCCAATGGTGGACAAGAGTTCGAGCGCGGCTTCGACAGCGGATGCCGCGGCATTGTATGCAATCGCGGCGGTGGTCTGTCCGCTCAGGGTCAGTGTGAAAGTTCCACCGGTGGGGGAGCCGGTGATCGTCACGGTCTGGATCTCATTTGCTGCCACAAGTGCATCTGCAAATGTGGCGTCGGTGGCCGAGACGTAGATCTTGTCGCCGAAGTTCAGTCCCGAGAGGGCGCTGCCTACGTCCAGGACGCACGGGGCTTTGAGACCCGTCACCGGGTCGCCGGCGTTGACCGCGGAATTCAGGGCAAAGAAACCGTCGCCAATTTCAGCGGCGGATGACGCATTGCCCTTTGCGAACTTCCCGGTAGTCGGGTCCAAACGGATGTACTGCCCGGCGTTGAAGGTTTCCAGCGCTGGGGCAGTATGTTGATGCTCATCGCCGCCGCGTACCAATTTGACATCGGCGGCAACAATCGTAAGGTCTGCCATAAGAATCTCCTTGTGCTAAACGAACGACTTCACGAGCTTCTGCATCTCTTTGGCCTGCTTCGTCTCATGCGCGTTCTCGGATTGATCGAACTCGGGTGGCGTCGGTGGAACATGTTCCAGCTTCGCGCCAAGTTCCTTTCGATGCTCCTCGATGTATTGCATCGCTTCGATGGGATCCAGTTTCTCGATCAATGGCAGGATGTGTTTCGGCAGGGACTTCTTCACTGCCTCCAACTGATCCTTCAAGGCTTTCTCGAACTTGGCAGAATTCTCTTTGAACGGGGTTAGTTCCTCGAGTTGCTTCCGCAGTTCTGAGATTTCAGCCTCCCGCTGTTCGGCGAGGGTCTTGAAATCTTCCTTTTCCTTGAGCGCATCCTGCTCGGCCTTTTTGCGGGCTTTGCTGGTCTCCGCTTCCAGGTCGGCTTTTGCCTTCTCGCGTTCCTTCACACGGGCTTCGCCGACCAATTTGTCAACGAGCGCCTGCTGTTCCGCGTTGAATGTCACATCGGCTTTTTGTTTTTCTTTGCCGGCTTTCTCGGCTTCGGTGCCGCCAGCGCCGTTGTCTGTGGGTTTGCCGCTTGTGCTTTCAGCCGCTGGTGCAGGAGCTGTACCAGCGCCGCCTGTATCGCCATCAAGGAACAGGCCGGTCTTCCATTTGAGAAATCTGATGTCCATCGTGTCTCCGTAGTTTTTTCCGCCTCACGTTCGGCGTAGGGTTGTTTCCCTTCCCGTTGTCGGGGTCGGGTAAAAAAAAACGGCGACTCGAAACCCATTGCTGGATTCCGAGTCGCCGTCAGTTCACTGATCGTCTACTCGCTTGCGGGCGACCCTTCACTCTGTTCGAGTGCTTGATCGCTCACGATATTTATCAAACTATATCACGCTGATGACCACCTTTACAGGTGTTCATTTGTGCATAGTACTATGGTTTACTTTTTGCCTTTTTGTTGGGGGCGATCTTGTATCGCCTTTCCAACGCTCCTATAACCGCAAGAACACCGGCTCTCATCGCCAGCAAACTCTCCGCCATGGCGATCAGGGAAGCGCGCATGATCAACGCCATCTCTCGTTCGGATTCTTCCGTGACCACGAGGGTTTCTTCCATATCATCAGCCATTTATCCTCCAGTTAATTCCTTCAGGCTTTTGGTAATCAGCGACGCACCCCAAATATCATTGTCCTCGCGTTTTACCAGGTCGGCCAGGTCGAACGCGCCGCCCTTCCATGCCTCATATCGTCCTGCCCCCAAAATGGACCGCTGTGCTGCATCGTTCTGCGCCAGGAACCAGGCCTGCCCATTTTGCCACTGCACCTCTGGCATCCCGATCACTACCGGGACAGGGGTGCATCTTCCTTGCGGATGCTCCTCGAAGGGCACATCGAGACCATACACAGTGCCGTCGTCCGCCATCAGACATGCTGGGCACACCCGCGTATCCCGCGCCGATAATCTCTTATAGCCCTGCACCAGTTTGCTTGTGCGGTACTGCTCGATATTCGATTGGCGATAAGCCCGCAATTGCTCTGTCCGTGCAATGTTGATTGCACGGTTGAACCCAACCCCGAAGCCGTCCCGCATGGCTCGTGCGGTATCCATCGGGTTCTTGCCCAGCCCGATGGCATCGATCAGCCGGGTGGTCAAACCTTCCACCGCCGACGGCCACGACTCTCTCAACAACGTCCGCAAAGGTGATCCACTCCCAGTCAGTCCCACCATCGACTCAATGGCGCTGACAGGTAGAATATCGAACGCACTGGATATTCGTCCCTGTGTGCGGAAGTACATCCGAATGGCATCCGCCGCGTTCTGAATTCCCATCTTCAACCAGTCCAGTTGTCCCTTTTGGATGCGTCCGTCGGCATAGGTCGTGTAGAAGTCCAGTTGTTCGTCCACCTGTGACAACAAACGCTTGTATCTTTCCATGCGCACCAGCTTGCTGATCTTGACATCCTGTCCCTGATCCTGCAATTGCTGGATCTCCAAAGCCAGCGCGTCGAAGCTCCCTTGCAGGTTCCTCTCCATTTGGAGCCAGCGTGCGCCCATTTCCTGCACCTGCTCTGTCTCCAATCGCAGAAGCGCCGCCTTGTAGTCCAGCATCACACGAATGACCAGCGGGTAGCGTGAATCTCCGGGGAACATCTCAATTCCTCCACGCGTACCGCCAGATCGTGATGCCCTCTCGCACCACCTTCTCCAGCTTTTTCGTTTGCATATCGATCAACACGTTGTCCTTTGCCTTCATCGAGATCGGGGCGGCAAATGAAAAGCCAGCCGACGGGCAAGTGGCAATCTCGCCTTTACGCATGTCCATCAACATCTCGAAGTACAGGCACGTCGTCGGCAGGTATGCGATCATGGCGCTTCCGTTGATGCAGGCGCTTGCAAGCCTGTCCCTTGGTCTCGCTCCCGCATTGCATTCAACACCAGCTCGCCCAGCTCCTGCTTCTCGGATTCGCGTTGCTCCTTTGACAGTTTTTCCTCCTCGGCAATTTCCGCATCGGTGAAACCGTTCTGCTTCATGGAGAACTTCTTCGACATGCCGGCCTCCGTGAAGATCTTGACCGTCTCCCCGCGTTCCTTCTTGCTCGCCGAAATCACATCCCGTTCCACGAACGTATGCTCGAAATCGCCCGCTTCATACGTCCCGATGGTTGCCTCTTCGAAGCCTTTCAAGCCGCGCAACTGGCCGATGGTCAACGCCATCTGATGCGCCTGGATCAACGCCGACTCGGCATTCCCGCGCGCCTCCAGCGCACGGTCCACCGCTCCTGAAAGGATCGTCTGTAACGCCTTCCCACTCAACTCTCCCTTTTCCTTCAACTCGTAGTACAGGATTTCGGGCAGGTCGGCTTCCAGTTCGACCATTTGGTCTTGCAGGATGCCCAGCGCATCCGAGTAATTCAGGTTCGGGATGAGATGTTCCAGCTTTGAATACCCTGGCATCTCCCACAGGTCTTCATCGCCAATTTGCACGGTATCACTGGATGTAGTGCCGCTTCCATCGCGCCCCTGGATGGAGGGTGGCGGGAGCGGGCGTCCGCTTTTGTCCTCTGCATTCGCCATCACGACCGTCGTCGGCTTGTTATAGCGGAACAGGAGTTGGTGCAGGCGGGTCGCCATCATATTGGCTTCGTCGATCTTGTCCAGGGCGTGCAGGTAGCAATTGTCCCCGCGTGCCTCGCCGACATCGCTGAACTTTGCATGAACGAAGGGGAGAAAATCAAACCCAAAGGACTCACTGATGGGTTTGTTTTGCTTTGCATCTCCAAGGCTGTTCAAAGCGGCGCCCTTGCCCTTCATGTGCTCATAGGTACGGTAGGAGTTCTCTGCCTTGTCCCAGATCTCCGTCAACACGTAGGTTTCCGATCCTTCCTCGGTCACACGCGTCTGGAAGGTATCAATGCGGATGTACGTGATGTAATCCCGGGCATCCTTTTGAAAATCGATCACGTTGGCGGCTGGCAGGGATTGCAGGAAAACCTGCGTGGCATTGCCTTGTTCATCGGAATGCGTCGGCACCTTGAAGAACAGGTCGCCCAAATTGGCATACGTGCGTGCCGCCAGTTGCTTCTGCCGTCCCCAGTTAGACCATGCCCACACCTGCTGGATGGCGGCAGTCACCCGATCCTTCTTCGCACCGCTGGCCGTGATCGGCATCGCCTGGGGCAGCGCCCCCGGCCACAAATGCGCCACGTGGAACTCCACCGCCCGATGGACCGGGTTGCGCAGGGGTTTCATGCCCTGCATCCACAATCCTTCCACACGCAGGTAATAAGCCAGGGCGTCATACAACCCGTTGCTCTTATAGTACTGCTCGAACACGGAATACCATTGTGCCGGGGTGGTCAATTCACCCATCAATGGCACCCAGGCCGACCCGCGCTTGGGGTTGGTGCGGGCTTCCTCCGCCAGAGCTTGGTCTATTCGATTGTCAGCCATACGCATCTCCTCTCGTTACGGTCGTAACGTCGTAATTCCTATTTCTTCATACCCAGCCGCAGGCGCCAGCCTTCGGCCAGCAGGTTCTCCAGGTACAGGATGCCCATTGAAAAGGCATCCCACGGGTCCTTCAACTTCGTGTTTGGCGCCTTGAACAACAATTCTTCGAAGTCGTACAACCATGGCACCAAGGCATGTGGCTGGGGCAGAAGTACACATCCCCTCGAACACCACAGGCTCGCACGCCGCGCCCGTTCAGGCTTGCTTGCCGTCCCGGGGTTGAACTCGCTCAATAGGTTCGCCACGGCTTCGTCGGCGCCCTGCCGCAGGGTTTGCAGTACCGCGATCCCGCTTCCCTTATCCTCGACAATCGTGCCGCGCAGTTTTCCGTCGAACATCCAGCGCTGGGTGTTACTGCGCACGTCATCTGTCACCTGTGGCACTTGCATTCTCTGCCACCAGGCTTCCCGTAGGAAGACACGGTAATCAGGCATCAACTCCAGGATGATCCGCGCCGTGGAATCGTTCTGCTCCTCGTCTTTGAACGCCGTATCGTAGAAGATCCATCGCGCCACAGCCTGCGCATAAATGCTCTTGTCGGCCGGGTCATAGCGGGTTTCCGTCGTCTCGAACCACTTGCGCAGGAAGATCGAGCCGCCTTCTGGCACGGGTCGCTGTTGTAACTGCCCTGCGGCATCGTCATCACCCAGCAGTGCTTCTGTCTGCCTTACGACAGCCTCGTCGAACAACTGCGGGAATAACAACTCTCCCGTTTCCTTGCGCGGATCGTTCAACCCGATGGAGGATACATAGCGGTTGGGTTCGTACCGCGCCGGCAAGACCAGATGCTCGAACCTCGGGAAAGCCTCGTCTTCCTTCATCGCCTGGAAGATATGTCCTGTCGGATCGTCGTCATGCAGTCTTTGCATGATCATCAGCCGCCGCATTTCCTTGGGAATATCGCCGCGCGTCCCGAAGCTGGATTTCACCGCCTCGTTGGACTTTGTTCGTTCCACATCGCTGTCCGCCTTCTTCCACGATAGCGGGTCATCCCAGACGATGTAATTGCCGCGATGTCCCGTCCAACCTGCATCCACGCCGACACTGATCCGGTGCCCCGTTTTGTCGTTCTCGTAGCGGGTCTTCACGTTCTGGTCACCGGTCATCTGGAACACGTCCCCGAAGCGCTCCTGGTACCAGTCCGTCTGGATCAGGCGCCGACTGCGGACCGCGTCGCGTGTCGCCAGGTCCACCGCATGGCTTCCGCACAAAAAGCGGGCGGGCGGCATCTTGATCCATACCCACGTCGGGAAGAACACCGAACAGATCAGGCTCTTCGCATGTCCCGGGGGGATATTGATGATAAGGTTCTGGATATGGAGGGTATACAACGCCTCCAGGTATTCACATAAAAAACCGATGTGCCAGTTGTCGATGAATGGTGTGGCTTGTTCCACCAGTGACCAGGAAGACTGCACAAAGTAAAACAGCTTCCGCTCGCATCGTTCCTTCTGGATCTCAATCCTGCTGGGAAGGACCTTGATCACCACCGGCAGTTTCAAGGATGTTCGCGGCCTGGTCAAGGATGGCAAGTTGTTCATCGGTTAGGGTCTTGAGTAGTTTGGGGTCAACGTTTCGCGGCAAAGGCTTGTCTCCGCTGGTAAGGTCGGTCCGTTTTACGCGCTGTCCCACTTCCGTGGCAATATCATCCAGCAGTCCGCGGAATGAGTCGACTTCTGCTTTGTTGAATTCCTGGTATTCGATCCGCTCGTAGTTCTCATAACTGCCGATCCCTTTTACCTGGGTCAACCACAAACGATTATCTTCCTTCCGCGTCAGCTCGCCCAACAGTACATCCGCCAGCATCTGCAAGGCTTCCACGCGTTTTTCTTTGACGGCAAAGCCTTTCTTTAGGGCGCTAATCTCTCCTGCCTCCTGGATTTCGTCCAGTTTCACGTCACGTGATTTTCGATAGTGAGTTACAAGGCGTGTAGAAACCTTGAAGCGCGGTTTGAATTTCGCCGCGCGTTTGTTGATCTCGTCTGTTTTCAGCCCTTCGGCGATCCAGCCAAGCAAGGCTTCCTTCTGGGCTTTATTTAATCTCATCGCTACATTCCGCTACGTTTCCAATAGATGGAGGAATGAAAACACAGGGGCACGTATGTGCCCCTGTGAAGGCTTGCTTTATATTTCAGGCTTTCTCGCGCGAAAAACTCTTACCGATGACGGGGATGCGTAGGTTCGCAAACGTATTGTGCGCTGTCTGTCCAGAAACCAACTGGACAATGTAACCAAGTACAATCACCAGGATCTGCGCCAGGACCGCCGCCTGTGCATCGACATACTCGATGGCGATCTGCGGCTGGAAGATCTTCAGGTAGATCAATCCGAAGATGGCCACCAGGTTCAATCCCGCAAACCAACGGCCAGCCACACTGTCCTTGATCCATCCAAGCGTCTTCCCGAAATTGACGACCGCTGCAATGACCGCGCCGATCCCTGCCAGGGAGGCAAATTGCACAAAAACCCACAACACCTTGTCAAGAATGGTATCCTGGACGAGAGGTGCTGCCTGCGCAGGGATTGCATAAGCCAGTAAACTGGCCAGAATTAAGATGGTCGCACCAACTTTTTTCATGGAAACTCCTTTTCTCCCCCATATCGTAAGTTGTCAATGTTTTTTCCGCTAGGTGTTCAATTGTGCATACCCCACGCTTCTTGGTAGGCGTTTCACTGCATTGCGCGACACCACTTCACGCTGACCATTCTCAAACTCAATAAGACATGAGTTCATGCGGCCACGAACCACCACACGACAAGCACGCTTGCACAGCGTTCGCCTTTTTTCTTTGTTTTTCCATGCGTAATAATATTCAAACATAACGGCTTGCGTTACCTGCCGCCGATGATAAACAGAACCACCGCCAGCAAGACAACATTGAATAAAATTGACACCGCCAACCCACACTGTAAGGCGGTCAGGTACTCGCTTTGTTGGGCAGATTTTTCGATTTGCTCTGCCGCTTCGTGCATAAGACGACCAATATAATTAGCGTGATAAGACCAGCCGTTTTGCTCTGTTATCTCTGCCACCGAATCAACTTTTACGCTTCGGAGCAAATCGAGGAATGGTGTTTTTGCGGGTGTGTTTGTCATAAGGGCCTGTCCAACGGCTTGCGTTACTGGCGCGGATGCCCACACCAGAAACAATTTACGCGGAAGTTTGAACTCATACGAAAACACTTTTTGCAGAGCCATGTATCCGCGTCCAGTGCACGCTTTGTTCGGCGGCTGACAATCTCGCGGTATTCCTGCTCACTTATTTCAATCAGGAAATCACTGTAATCTCGCGGATTTTCGCCAACCTGCAACTCGCGTGCGTCATTTATATTCAAAGAACTTTTGTAAAATGGCATTGTTTCTCCAGCGCCGCCGAATGGTCAGCGTGAGCCGCCGACCATCAAACTGTCAGAAACATCGCCCAGACTCCCTTCGGTCGGCTCCACGCTTGTGTTAGCCCGTATTGCTTTAACGCGAGCTTCACCGCAAGCAACAGCCATTTCACGAGAATATTCGACGGCGACGATTTCACCATCGTATTCATAAATCCACTTGCTACCGTTCTGATAAATTCTGACCATTTCAACTCCTTTGCCCGTAGCGTTCCAACGGCTTACGCTACCCGCGCCTGAGCGGGCTTGGATTCGCTGTCCGACTGAGATTCGGCTGAGGCGTTGACAACTGCCTGAGATGACGCCAGACTCTCAGGCGTCGGGTGCGCGTTTTGTTGGGCGGTGTCACACGCCATGCACGCATATATTGGCGTGTCATCATCCCAACCGAACAACGCCATATCGGGAGTATCAAAAAACTTCTTCCCGCAAAAGGCGCAATCTAAAAGACGCTCATCAAGACTATTAACGATTACCATTTTGTTTTCCTTTCGTTTACGTTGAGCAGGACAACCGCCCAACGGTTTGCGTGCACTGGACGCATGGCGGCTTGACTTGTCCAAAAAAAGACCGCCGCCCGCCATGCGTCC